TACGTGATTATGGGCACTGGCGCTCCTTTCCGAGTTAGTGCCATTCGCATTACGGATGACGGTGTTGTCTACTGCAAACCAATTAACAAGCAATGAGTTTTGGTGTTGCACTCCGTAACGCAGTAGGCCTTGGCCTTGGCGGCATTGTCACGTTGTTTACGGGCACGTTGGATCGCGCTAGTTTGGTCAACAACTTGCTGTGCGAAAATAATGACAATCTCGTCCAAGAGGACGGTGGCTTGATTCTTTTGGAGTGACCTAAATGGCCGTATTTCTCTCCCCTGTGGGCGGCGCTGCGGCCCAATTTTTTACCAACACTGGCGCGGTTTTAACTGGCGGTAAGTTGTACACCTATGCGGCTGGCACAACAACACCACAAGTTAGTTACACCACATCCACGGGTAACGTAGCCCGTACCAACCCCGTCATTTTGGATGCTGCGGGCCGTGTGCCAAACGGCGGCGAAATATGGATTTTGCCTGTTGGGTATAAGTTTGTTTTAAAAGATTCAACCGATGTGTTGATTGCAACATACGACAATATTTTTGGAATTGGCGCAACGTCGGTCACAAATTACACAGGCAACGGATCAGCGGTTGCATACGCAATTTCTGGCAATGTGGTTGGCGTTTATATTAACGGCGTTTACCAAAACAGAAACACATACGCTGTTGCAAGCGGCACATTGACGTTTAGCGAAGCACCTCCATTTACTTCTCTTATTGAGATTTTGTATAACTGATAAGGACTAATCATGGCTGACGCAAAAATTTCCGCACTACCCGCTGCATCCACGCCAGTTGCAGGCACGGAAGTATTGCCGATTGTGCAAAGTAGCACCACAGTTAAACTTGCTATTTCTGACATTACGCCTGGTCTTAGCGTTATCACAACAGCTAAAGGCGGCACTGGTCAAACGTCTTTGGCAGCGGCTAACATTCCTGTCACCAACGTAGCCAACACCTTTACAGGCACACAGACATTCTCCGGCACATCATCTACTCAAGCCATTGTCCTAAACGATGCAGCAGAGGTAGCAACAGTATCAGCAACAGCGGCTACTGGAACGATTAACTACGACATTACAACTCAGTCTGTTCTGTACTACACAAGTAACGCAAGTGCTAACTGGACTGTTAACTTTAGAGCCTCTAGCGGTACATCATTAGATACTTTGATGAGTACGGGTCAATCAATGACTGTGGCTTTCTTGGTCACTCAAGGTGCTACTGCTTACTACAACAACGTAGTTCAAGTTGATGGCACTACATCTGGTGTTACAACTGTTTGGTTAGGTGGTGCGCCTACTGCGGGTAATGCTAGTGGCATTGATTCTTATCGTTATTTGATTATCAAGACAGGTAGTGCGACTTTCACAGTCTTGGCAAGCAACACACAATTTAAGGCTTAAACCATGCCATTACAAGCAACTTCTGGTGCGGCTAGTTACGATGCCTTTGGTGGTGGTGCGGCTGCTGTTCCTCAGTACATCGAGGATGTGTTCAGCACATACCTTTATACAGGCACAGGTGCAACAGCCACTATTACCAACAATATTGACTTATCAACCAAAGGTGGATTAGTTTGGTTTAAGGCAAGGAACATTGTTTCAAATCACGGCTTATATGACACAGCAAGAGGCGCAACTAATAGCCTAATTTCAAATTCAACAAATGGTCAAAGCTCAATACCAAATGGATTAACTGTATTTAATACAAATGGTTTTACTATTGGGAATAATGCAACTGTAAATGGTAGTGGAAACACTTTTACCTCATGGACATTCCGCAAGCAACCAAAGTTCTTTGATGTTGTGACTTATACAGGTGATGGCACAAACAATCGTGCAATTTCACACAATTTAGGAAGCACCCCAGGTTGTATTTTTGTTAAAGAAACAAACGGTGTTCGGAATTGGTTTGTTTACCATCGGTCAAATGGCAACGGTAAATACATACTTTTAAACACCACAGCGGCAACTGTGACTAATGCCGATGCTTTTCCAAGTGTTACAAGTACTACATTCACGCCTGTTAATGTTGCGGCATCGTTAGCAATGAATGTAAACGGTGGCACTTATGTAGCCTACATCTTCGCCCATGACGCAGGCGGCTTTGGTCTGACTGGTACAGACAATGTGATTTCGTGTGGGTCTTATACAGGCAATGGTTCTTCGCAGACTATTACCCTTGGATATGAGCCTCAATGGTTAATGATTAAACGGGTAGATGATGTATCGCCATGGCGAATGCATGATGTGATGCGAGGAATGTCCATAACTGCTAACTTGTACTTGGAGGCAAATACATCAAGTGCCGAAGCATCGTATTTGATAGTAAATCCGACTGCCACAGGATTTACTCTCCAGTCAGGGCCGCCGTACTACAACGCATCTGGTGGAACCTATATCTACATAGCCATTCGTAGAGACCCAATGAAAGTGCCTACGAGTGGGACTAGTGTGTTTAGTCCTAACATAGCGAATACAGTTGATGGAACACCAGTAACAACAGGATTCCCTGTTGATTTGCAATTATTAAAACCAAGACCTGATGTTTATGGAACAAACGCTGTTTCTAGGCTTACAGGTGTATCAACTGTTTCGTCAGGCACAGAAACTTATTTGAAGACTAGTGCAACAGACGCAGAGGTAACTGGTAGCACAGGTCAAACAAAGATGTGGGGCAATACAGGATTTGAAATTCCTAGTGCGTGGGGCTACACATCAATGATTTGGTGGAACTTCAGACGTGCCCCTAGCTTCATGGATGTGGTTTGCTATACAGGAAACGATACCGCAGGTCGAACAGTTACGCATAACTTAGGTGCTGTGCCTGAACTAATGATTTTCAAGTCTAGAAACAACGCTTCTAACTGGCCCACATACCATTCAGCATTAGGCAACTCATCTGGTGTTTTTCTAAATCTTACAAACGCCTCTGCGTCTAATTCCGATTGGAATAACACAACTCCAACAGCAAGCGTCTTTACGCTTGGGTCAGGGGCTAGAACAAATGCTTCTGGGTGGACTTACGTTGCCTACCTATTTGCCACTTGTGCAGGTGTTTCCAAAGTAGGCTCATACACAGGAACAGCCACTACAAAACAAATTGATTGTGGCTTCACAGCAGGTGCAAGGTTCGTCCTCATTAAGAAAACAAGCGGCACAGGTTCGTGGTACGTTTGGGATAGTGCTAGGGGTATCGTGTCAGGAAATGACCCCTACCTTTTATTAAACTCTACTGCGGCTGAAGTTACCAATACAGATTACGTTGATACTTACTCAGCAGGTTTTGAAATTAGTTCGACAGCACCGTCTGAAATCAACGAAAATGGTGGTTCGTTCATCTTTTTGGCTATCAGTTAGACATGAAAAGCGGAATCTATCACATTAAGAATACTGTGAGTAACGGCATCTATTTTGGAAGGTCTATTGATGTTCCAGATAGATTGTCGCACCACAGACAACAATTAAGGCGTGGTGTTCATGTTAACAAGCGTTTGCAACATTCATGGAATAAACATGGTGAAAAAGCGTTTGAATTCAAAATGGTTTGGGAAGAAACTCAAGATAAGCTAGAAGACCTTGAGGGGTTTATTCTTGAGGAAGCATGGGGCAATGAAAGATTGTTCAACCATCACAAACTGTCTGTTGGTGGATTCTTGCCAAACAATAAACTAGGTTGTTTTACAAGGTCGGAAGAAACCAAAAAGAAAATGAGTGTTGCCTTTAAAGGTCGTGAATTTTCTGAACAACACAAGCAAAAAATTGCAGTAAGTAAAACTGGTTTAAAAGCGAATGATGAAACCAAAAAGAAAATGTCAGATAAAAGGATTGGTAAAGCAAGACCTCAATCATGGCATGACAAGATGGCTGAATATAGGGAAAATAATCCAAACCCTATGCAAGGCAAGATTAGCCCTATGAGAGGAAAGAAATTCCCTACTATTGCTTGTGAGCATTGTGGTAAGGAAGCCTCAAAAGGAAATTACTTACGTTGGCATGGAAATAATTGCAGGAGCAAAGAATGACACAGGTACGAATCAGAGAAACAGGCGCAGTCATGTACGAAGCAGAGTTTCGTGCATACACAAAAGCCAATGGTGGCCCATCATGGGAAACAACAACAACTGAAGTCTTGGAGGCTTTGGGTGCTGATGCAGTCTTGGAAGGCGCACAAGCTACTGGCGGTGACCACTATCAATACTCACAAGCTGATGGTGTTGAACAGATTGATGGCAAGTGGTACACAAAGTATGTGCTTGGCCCTGTCTTTACTGATGGCGAAACAACTGCCGCAGAACAAGAAGCCGCATACAAAGCCATGAAGGATGCCGAGCAGGCCAAGTCTGTGCGACAGACCCGTGATGACAAGCTGGCTGAGACTGATTGGAGATTTCGCAGTGACATGACTCCATCTCAAGAGTGGAAAGACTACTGCCAAGCATTAAGAGACATCCCAGCGCAGTCTGGTTTCCCTTGGGCAACCACTTGGCCTACACAGCCGGAGTAAAACATGGCACTTACAAAAGTCTCTTATTCAATGATTGAAGGTGCAGTAGCTAACGTGCTGGACTTTGGTGCGGTTGGTGATGGCATTGCCGATGATACGGCAGCTATTCAAGCAGCCATCGATAGTGGCGCAGGGTCTGTGTACGCTCCAACTGGAACGTACAAAATTACCAGCACCGTCAATATCAACAGACCGATTACATTTTTTGGCGCAAGCAGAGCAAACACGATTTTTTCTGTAAGTACAGGGATTAATGTTTTTTATGTTCATAACGGTTTAGACACTGTTATGACCAATTTAAATCTGCATTCTTTTAAAGTTATAAACACGCAAGCTAGGGCCAACGTTGTTTCTGGTGCTGGTATCAGACTTTATAAAACATATTTTAGCCAGTTGTCAGAAATCACAATCGAGGGTTGCTACATTGGTATTGATTCAACGCAATCCAATGTTGTGAAATATGATGCCGTTGATGTACAAATGTTTAAGTATGTTGGGTATTGGTTTCACGGTGGTTTTAACTTTGACAGCTATGTGGCAAACAGCGTAATTTCGGGTAATCCTAATGACCGAGGCGATAGTTTTGCCTCTGTATATTTGCAAGATATGTGCGATGAGATGACTTTTTACAGTTGCATCTTAAACGTGTCATCTTATAACCTCTACACTGACGCAGCAGCATACGGTGTGAATCTGCGACCAGAGTTTTGCAGATTCTTTGCCTGTTCTTTTGATTCGTCTACTACTGGTGTTTTTCTGCGTCATTCTGTAGATATGACATTTACTGGATGCTTTTTTAGCAATCGACCTGGTAATGGACTTCAAATTGGCACAACGGCAACAACAGAAAATATAGTTTTCTTAGGTTGCAATTTTTTCAATAACGGTGGCAGTGGGGCAGTTATTGGCGCATTTTCTGAAGATACAATTTTTGATGATTGCAGCTTTATTGGAAACAGCACAACAGTATTGAATACTGATAATGGTTTGAGTGTTGCCGCAAATGCCAACAACTTTACCGTTACAAACAGCAATTTTAGAAACGGCCACGGCTCAAGCGGATCGCAAAATTACGGTCTAGCTATTGCAAATGGAACTGGCAACCGTTTTGTAATTGCCAACAATAATTTTGGCACAAACGGCACTGGCGGGGCTATGCTGGTGGGCGCAACAGGTACAAACCGCCATGTTACAAACAACATTGGATTTGTAACAAAAAGCTCAGGCGATGCAACTATGCTTGCTGGCACGTTATCTGTTGTTGTTAATCATGGCTTGGCGGGTCAACCTTTGTCGCAAGACATTATTATTACGCCAAGACTTATACCAACTGTTGACGTTTTTATATCAGCACTTTCACCGACTACATTTACTATTGAAGCTGGTGCACCAGTTGCCGCTGATAGATATTTCAATTGGGTTGCGACAATTCTCAAGGCATAATTTTAGGAAAATCATCATGCAAAATATTGCAAGAAACTTTGGAGAGCAGTTTGTTTCTGAGGAAACATTGAGAATTGCAACAGAAAACGCCATTAAGATGCTGGAGTTAACAACACTGACCGAGATTGCTATAGCTGCAAGAGATGCAGAATTGGCAGAAGCACTCAGAATAGAAATTTTTAACGCACAAACAGTTTAATCTGGTGTAAGATTAAAACAACTGTATCGGCCCAGTTGACCGAGGAATCTTAGGATTCAGAAAACATGACTGAAGAAGTCCAAGCCCTAGCGGAAGTAGACTC